GTTATCTACCTCTATTTTTGTGTATGTTGTGGCTTGGTCTGCTTTTAAGTCGTTAGCTGTCTTAACCGCTTTAACTGTTGGGTAAAATTCATCACTTGTTGATAATACTGTTTTTTTATTAGTTAAATCTTCTTTTAAGTCCAACGCTGTTTGACCTGCTGTTGATACTGGTTTATTTACGTCGCTTGTGTTATCAACGTTAGTAGTCGCTGCTTCTAAGTTGTCAATATCTAATTCGTTGACTGTCAATCTGCCTTGAATTAAGCCATCTGCTGTTTCTAAGTCAGTTATTTGTGATAACTTAATTGTAACGCCACCATAAACAAACTTAACATCTGTGCCATCATAACTACCAACTGCTGTACCTGCTGCATTATATAAGGTTATGCTCCCAACATTATCTAAGCCGTTACCGTCCATGTCTAAATCGCCAGTCATTACGTCGCCTGTATCATTTACTTTCTTATTTAGTTCAGATAAGACAAGTTCAGTGTTACTTGGTGCATAACTAGGATCACCTGTATATATTCCTTTTTCAAGATTAAAATCTGATGCTGACGTTGGAGCTTTGGTGATTCCAACAAGTTTAGTTGCTTCAAAATCTTCCCAAATTGTGCCGTTAAATACCCAATCAGTTTCGGTATCAATTACTCTAACATAATTATCTGCGACTGCTAAAGGATAACTTGCTGCTAAAAGCGCTGCTATACCTATTTCAGTATCATAGAACTCAACACCTATACAATCTCCTTCGATATACCAAAACTCTACTGCAACTCTAATTCCAGTACAACTCATCAACGACATGTCATTTAATGTCGCACCCGGTATCACATTGCTCCAGACGCTATATACTCCGCTATCAGCAAGAGGCGACATAAATAGTCGCTCCGTTGCTCTAAGTTTAGGATTGATAACTCCTGATTTTAATCCTTGGTAAATTATGAACGCTGTATTGAAACCACTCACAGGCGCAAATATCTTAACTGTGTTAGCTTGTTCAGCATACGCTCTAATCGGTTGTTCAGTCTTGGCGCTTACTGTCAAGTCCTCGTTGTATATTATCGTGTTTAGATTTGTCATCGATTGCCTCCTTTTTGATTATTATATATTCTACTTTTAATTTACCTTTTAATTCATTCATATTAATCCACCGTGTATGTCATTGATGATATTCTAATTATCTCGCCCGGATCTAATGATACACTACCTCCAGGCAACGCATATATACTAACAGCATCACCGGTGTCTACTAATGCAGTAGCACTAGAATTTAACAAACAGAACCCTACTGGGCTAATTGTAACACTTGTTGTGTTCTCAAAGTCAAGAGTTCCAGTCATTGTTAATTTACCATCAGCAGCTACTGTCCATGTAACATCAGGCGTTAAAGACCATAGTACCCCAATTCCTGCTGCAACATAATAAAATGTAACCTTATCAATTTGCCCACTTGCTAATCTTAATGTATCAAGCATTAGTTCTTTGTTCTCGTTATTCATAATTTCCTCCTATTTTTTTTACAGCAAAGGGGAAAAACCCCCTTACTGCATATATTTTAATCTTCTTCAAATTCAACTAAATAATAATCTATATTGCTATAATCTGCTTTCCAATATGTTACCGTTAAGTTTTGGTCTGTAATTTTAATTACTGTATCCGTCATAGTTCCTGCTACTAATATAGCATATTGAGTTGGATTATATGACTGTAATACAGCTTCTACTGTTGCTGTTGATGAACCGCTTGTTATAGTTTCAGATGAAGCCCCTATATCAACTTGCGTTCCTGCTCCTCCATACTCTACCGAGTTAGATGATTGCAAATTGTAAATAGTTTGTTTGAGTGCATCACCTAAATTTGTAACAGTTGGTAATGGTGTGCTTGTTGAATTTACCATAATAGCAGTTTTGGTTGTTGCTGCTGTATATGCTGCTAAAGTACTATCTTCCCAAACTCCAGTTCCTAATACTATGCTTAAATCTAAGCTAAATAAATTATCCATTTCAGCTCCAAATTTGAATATTTCAACTAAAGTAGATGTAATAGTTAAGCTAAAATTATTTTCAAATTCACAAGAGTACTCAAAAGTTTCTAGGATTTTATATGTAGCTTCTAAACTAAATAAATTGCTATGCTCCACACCAAATTTGAATATTTCAATTAAATCAGCTATTACAACTAAGCTAAATATGCTATCAAACTCTGGGTTTGTTATTGTTCTTTGTTTTGAAGCCGTTAATGTTAATTCAAAATAATTTACCATGTTGATATCAAATGAAATCGTGCCAACTATTTCATAATTTCTTCTATTCTTAGTGAATATGTACTTAATTACTGATACATTATTATTTGCTGCTAATATAATTTCGCCATCATGAACGATAGCCCAATATTCTATACTTTCACCTATAGCATCTGTTACTGTTATACTATCAGTAGTCAGCGTCACGTTAGCTGTTACCAGTGTTCCACTCACATACTTATCAAATATCGTATATGATTCAGTATTGCTATAGACCTCAATCTCAGGCATGTCATCAAAATATCTTATAAGGTTATTGAACTTAGCGAAACCGTTAGGCACAATAATATTTTTGCTATCTGATACAACAACTATTTCGTAAGTTATTGCTAGAATATCGTTGACATCCTTATCGAATGGAAACGTTAATATTGATACCTTATCAACCAGTGGTCTAAATACTTGCGGATACCATTTAGTATAATCAGTATCATCTATCAAATTCATATCATTTGACAAGACTAAACTACCGCTATCCAGCTCATAATCTGAATCTACATAATACACAGGATTCTTATACCATGCGCTATTAGTTTTCTTTAGGCCATATCCGCCTACTCTTGAATCTTTAAATGCCATGTGCATGACAATGGTATTACCACCACCCACACCATATATAGGCATATCAAGATATAATCCACCACCTGTACGATTGAATGTTGCGTTCGTTAATGGTGTGTTATATGTATCTGAATAATCAAATAAGTTCATTATCGTGCGCTTGGCATCGACTAGCAAATTGCTATCACTATTTTTTGAGGTAGTTCCTTCATATAACACTAAATATTCTCTATAAACAAAATTACTTTGAATATTTTTACCTGTATATACAAACGCACTAGGTTCTCTTGTGATTCCTGTTTCTCTATTTATATTACTGAACCCCTTAGTGAAATCAGCTATACATTTAATGAGTGTCTTATCTAACACATATTTAATATTAGTTATTATCCAATACTCATCATTTATAGTTATATAATCGCCTTTAACCCAACGATCCGCCCACACATAAAATGTTTCTGTTAGGTTCTTAATCTCATTACCTATTCTATTAGCAATAGCTGAAGAGTTTTCCATGTATCTTGATAACTCTATTGAGCCATCACGTTGATTATTACTAATTGTTGCTTTATTAAAACCTTTTATATTATATTTTTCTGTTACGTAAGCAATGTCTCTTGATGGTCTGTAATAAAATCTGCTCTCTATGTTTTCAGGGCTTATATTTATATCTAGTTCAGCTGACTTATCAATATAATCGTCATCACTAGGACCTAATTGCTCTCTTGCTGATATGTTTAAATATGCAGTTATTGTGTTTTTTAAAGCATTTATATTTTGAGTAAACACTATGCCCTGTTTATTCCAATATAAGCCCTCTATTGTTGACTTGCCTGAATTATAATATATGTTATTTTGCTTGTATGTTGGTCTTTCTGTTGCTTGTAATTGTTCTAAAGGATTTGCTTCCGAAGATATTTCTAAACTCGAATAATCTTCTTCTAGTCTAATTCCGTTTGTATAATCAACTGTGATAGTTGCCGTTCCTAATTCTACAAGAGGGCCGACCATATAATTATAAGTAATATCTACTTTTGCTATAGCCTGATATACAACTGATATATCGCTATCTAACTCAAACTGTAAGTCGCTTGTTTTAAGCATCGTTGATTTAGAACGTGGTGTGATATAATAATCCTTGTTTGGAAACCATATACCGTTACCATCTTCGCTCAATGCGTTTCTAGTTTTGCTTAATATCTCTGTTGCATAATCGACATCATTAACATTACTCTGACGTCCCTCTGCATTGATTGTTAATAATGTATTTCTGTCTGTATATTTTTCATAACTTATATACCATTTGTTGTTTTGCCATGTAACTCTTGGTATAGAATTTATTTTCCTGAATAAATCATACACTATCACTGCAAAATCTACACCTTGATATTGTTTGTTTATCATTTTTTCATTATAAATTGTATCTGTTTCATCAAATTCAAACAAGAAATCTTGATAAAAGCCTAATTCTCGTTGATAAATCAACAATATTTCTTTGATTGTCTTAGATGGAACTGATGTAAATTGTCTATCAACTGGGAATATCGTACTACATATCGCTATATTTTCAATCAGCGTTAATTTATGCTCCCATAAATCGTCTCTTAATTGTAGAGGGTTGTCGCTCTCTATCAAATACTGTTCACTATTGATTGTGCATCTAGTAAACGGTTCATATCGGCTTTCTCTAGTTGACACAATAGTCAATGCACCAAAGTCGGCTGTTTCTTGTCTATTGCGATTATATATAGCTTCGCTTGTTATTTCAACAACTACGTCATTGATTGTGATTACTATACTATCCATAATAAGCACTTCCACTCGCTATATTAGCACGCTTGCCTTGCATATCTCTTTCATACTTATTAGCTATATTAGTCCTAGCCATATCTCTATAATATGTAACAGAATTTAAGGCTACATCCGCACCTACTAGCCCAACACCTACAAATCCCGTTGCTGCTATGGTTGTTACATATCCTAAACCTTTCATAACATTGTTGATATTAGTTTGTAATATTTCGTTTCCTGTTGTTGCACCTATTTCACTTCTAACTGTATCTATTGTGCGTTTAGCTACTGTAAGTCCCATAGCTATCAACGCACCTTTTTTAATTATGCTTGTTTTATTAGTAGGGCTTACCCCTATTTGATTATCAGGGCTTGTAGGTGCAAGAGGTGTGTCTCCTGATTGACCTTTATACCAATATATTTCGTATGTTCCACCATTAAATGTACCTGGCATATTTTAGCCTCCTTTTTATATTTCTACAAATCTTAATGTGATCTGTTTAACTCCACCTTTAGTTTGTATTTCACTAGCACTTTCAACTGTCATATTCCATGTAACAGGTGTTTCGCTGCTAAACGTTTCACTTAACCAATACGTTGCGTCTAAATCAGCTGTGCTATCTGTTTCATCGAGTAATGCTGTTTCGTCGTTATAGTTAATTGTCATTGATATTACCATTGAACGTCCTATAACTTTATTGTAGTCATTATCTGTCGTACTCTTCTTATCGCCTGTATAGAATCTGCGTGTTGATACTTTATTGATACCAAATGCGTCTATTATTGCAACGTTTTCTGCCGTTGTTCCAAATTTCCACACGCTATCTTGACCGAAGTAACCAAAATCTATTTGTGTTACGTTCAACGTACAAGATATAATCGCATATTTACTATTGCCTAAAGTCGTCATACCTTGATAATTAGGCGCTTGAGTTTTGAATGTATATTTCTTACCTTCTATTGTTGCTGATGTGCCTTGTAACGCTAAGAGTACACTAGCTATATTTGCATAGTCTAAATCTGTTGTTTTATCATATTCTTGCCCTTTTATTCTGATTAAAATACCAAATTCTAGTAACCAGTCTATTCGCTTGTTATTCTCAACAAATACAACAGGTTGCTTAGTCCGTACGCTAACCGGTGAAAACTCTAACTCTTCATTTACAAGTTTACCAGTAACAGCTTCTAGCACCGTCATTTTATCTTGATAGAACCTGAATACATAATTACCTTTATATAACAAAGTTCCAGCATTTAGTTGTGTGAGAAAATAATCAAATATTGCTTCCATCTGCTTCACTCCTTATTTTTTCCATTGCACCTTGACTTATCATGTTAACTGAGCCTTTGCGTTTAGCCCGTTCTTCTAACTTTAATAATGGAGCTTGTTGACCGTTTTCGGCATAGCTTTCATGACGCATTAAGTCGCCCATTGTTTTTCTTCTGATAAAATATTGATTCTTAGTACTGAATATTGTACCCTCTTCATTATAAATAATGTACGGCACACGTTCTGTATCATATTTACATAACAAGAAATGCTCATTCTCGAAGAACTTAGCACCTGCCATAAACATAAACCCTGTATCATATGGCATATCAGTTGTCACTACCATACGCATAGTCTCTAGGTTCATTGTCCCGCCCTCATCACGTTGTAACCAATACTTTAGTTTTACGATATACTCCACGTCTTGAATTGTTGTCAGCCTTAGGCCTTAGTTCAGGTATATCTAATATACGCACTTTTTTTTCGCCTATGATTATTACGTCGTCTATTACAAAATTTATGTCGCTATCGGTTATGTATCTTGATCCCGTATCCTTAACTGGCATATTGATTAAAAATGCTACTTGTTTGCTATTTGTTACCTCGTTGCATTGAAACTTATTCTCTAATCCATCAACATCTTTATGAGTTAATGTCATATTATTATATTCGGGCTTACGTCTAATCATGTCCAATCAACTTCTTCTTGTGTTGTGTAAGCTATTTCAAAGTCCGTACCTATTTTATAACTTCTATCAAGCAACAACCCATTATTTAGCTCATCATAAGCTGTTTGTGGAAAAGTGTCTTTAGGATTGTTAATATAAGCATTTAAGTCCATTCCGCTTTGCATAGCTCCATGTACCGTTTCAATCATTGCAAACATCAAGGCGTTTACTTCACCTTGTGTGTTATCGTATATTTTAAGCCTCATATATTGTTGATGTTTATAAGGCTCTGCTCCTCTATAATAACTATATATTAACCTATACACATTACGACTAATCAGTTTTAATGCTTCAGCAAGTTTATCACCAAATATAACATTTAAGTCATTACTGTCATACGCTGTATAGTTTGTTATCGTGTCTACGTTGATATAATATTCTTCTAAATCCATATTGTATTTCATATAAGCACTGGTTACTATCATAATTATCTCCTTTAAAAAAGAGGGGAGGGCAAATACCCTACCCCTAATTTATCTTATGCTGTTGTATCTGCTACACCTTTGTTTAATTGAATCAATGTTGCTCTTACTGCTCCATAATTATAAGCCATACGTCCTTGAATAGCTGAATCGCCAATGAATTGACCTGAACCATCTAATGATTGTAATCTAGGTTCAATTTTCCAGTTATCTTTATAAGCGAATCCTCTTTTTTGCATACATACGATATTTGAAGTAGTTAACAATGTAGTTGAATACACGTCAAATCCTGATACTCTACCAATCCAACCATCAGCAAGGATTTTATCTCCTCTGTCTGTATTAAGGACTAGCTTTGAATCAGTATCTAATAATAATGCTTCCATGTCAGGGGTTATTACCATACTACGATTAATTCTTGGTGCTTTTGCTTTATCTAATGCTTTTTTAAGTGCTAAAACATCTGTATAGATTGAAGCTGCATCAGGTACTGCTGCTTGACATACTAACGCTGTTGCTCCAGTTCCATTTGCAATAGCTGTAAAGATTTCATTTACAACTGCCGTGCTTGCTGCTGTTCCTGCTAATACACTTGCATCACCGCCACTATTTACAGTTTTAACAATATATCTTGTTCCTACTACTAATGAACCAATCGCTACTGTATCTGCTGAAACTAAAGTAGTACCACCTGTAACAACTGCTGCGATAGTAGTTGTATCAATGCTTTCTCCTAATGCTCCTACTGCACCTTCAAATCTACTTGCTACTATGTCTGCTGGTGCTGTTTCGATTGTGTAACCATCTAACAATTCATTTACTGCAATTTCTACTAGATTAGTTAAAGCCACATATGCTGAACCATCATTACTTTTATCTATACCTGTTCCCGGTGTATATGTTGCTACTGTTGCTAGTGCATTTACATAAACACTAACCGCTGTTGTTCCCGGACTACCCATTACATCCATATTTGAAATTGAACGGATAATACTTGTTTCATATAATACTTGTTCGGAGATATCGGAATACCCCGTTATTTTTCTTGCGCCTGTTGGCATAATAAATCCTCCTATTAGATTTTATTTTCTAGTGCGTTTTTCTCGTTTTGATAAGAAGGCTTCCCCTATGTCCATATCGTTAGTACCTTTATGCCCAAATTCATCCTTCACAAAATGTTGTGTTGTCGTGATGTCGTTTGCTTTTGCATAAGCTGATACTACATCTTCAAAACTATTATCTTCGGTTACTTGTCTATTGAAGTCCCATTTAAAGAACTCAACTTGTTTATCTTCAGTAACGCCCATTGATTTAATAAGGTCAGTTTGCTTCTTATCCTTTGTTTCTGTTTCTATTTTAGTCAGCTTATCAACTCCGCTATCATAATCTTTTTTAAGTTTATTGAACTCAGTTGTTAATCTAATAACTTCCTCTTTAGCTTCATCAGTTGAACCGCTAACTTGTTTGATGTATAATTTAACATCTTCTAAATTAGTCCCCTCAACACCTAGTTCTTTAATCATACTTGCTAAGGTTTCTTCTTTAATTTTATCTATTTCCTTACTTGATTCTTTAACAACAATATTTCTATTTTGAGTCTCTAGTTCTTCATTAACTTTGGTATAGTCGACTTCCCCATCGCTAGTGTGTTTTTCTAATAACTCCTTAATATTAAACTTTGCCATTATTTTACCTCTCTCTTCTTGGTTAGAACCCCAAGTGGTATCATTCTAGTACGATGCCCTAGATGGCATATTTTTTTTTAATCCATTATAAGAAAGCATCTACAATTTATTCTTTCCCCTATTGATAACCTTGTATCACCGGGATATTGTGCTCTCAATCCTGCTGCACGGAAATCACTATCAATCGGCACTCGCTTATTCTTTATAGCGTTATGCCACGGAGTTTGTCTAACTCTACTATCGTTCCGTGTTTTCCATGTCTTGTGTGTATACCCAAATTCATCACCTTGCATCAGTTTCCCACGCTCAAGTTCTGCATGAGCTTCTGTTCTTATTGCTCTACGAACTCGTTTAGGATCGTTATACTTTTTTAATAATTCCTTCTTACTCTCAGCGTATGTCTTGCCTTGCAATCGCTTAACATCTTTATATATCTCGCTCTTAGACTTGATACGAACATCAATTATCTTCCTTTGTATCTTGTCTATAACTGCCTTCCCCTTCTTAATAAAACTATTAAGCAGTTTCTTCGCTGACTTTTCTCTATGAGTCAATAAACTACCCTTGAATATCTTATCAACCTTTTTTGTAAACCTCTTAGGGTCTTTAGTTGAATACATACTCGTTAAGGCTATTATAGGCGCATAGACAACCTTTTCTTTAATCGTTAGTGTTCTAGTTAGCATAATAGACAAAACGGCTATAAGGTAATAATACGTCGCATCCCTATTTGCGTTGGTATCGTTCTCTTCCACCGCTTCCTTTGCTGTTTTACCGTTTATTATTGCTTTATTTATATTGCGTGTTGCTTTAGTATCTTTCTCAATGATAGTTAGAAATTGATTGTTTAAATCATCTATCTTTCTCATTCGTCGTCATCATCGCTATCTTCATCTTCATCTTCTTCATCTTCTTCATCTTCTTCATAAGGCTTAATCAATGCCGAGTTTCGTTCAGCTAAGTCTAATCTTCCTTCTTCTATCATCGCTTTAGCATCTTCCTCGTTTAGTCCATAAGCCTTCATAATATATTTGTATTCAGCTATGAAGCCGTCAAGTGAATCGTCTCTCATTTGCTTAATGATAGTTGCGTCATCCGTGATAATATCATCGTCGAAATGCACGTCATATTCTAACTTGTCTAACACGCCACTATAATTACCGTTCTCTTGCTCAAGGAACATTATTGATTTCATCATGTCTACAATGGCTTTCTTTAATCTATTTAAGTTCTTTTGTCTATTCCTAAACGTATCACTGCTACTCGCTATCACATTCATTTCATTTTGGTAACCTACTGCACCATCTTTGAATGAATAATAATTAGAGCCTAACATAACCTTACTTGACAAGTAATTCATTTCCATTTGGATAGCTTCATCATGTTGAGCGCTATCGTATACTGGAGCAAACGCAACAACTGGTGTCTCTGAACTTTCTAAGCCTTTTAATACTTGGAATTGTGTCTCATCAGGATCAAAATACTTACGGTACGATATTTGTCCGTCATCTACTCTCTTTTGCGACTTACTAGCTTCATCGCCAACGAATATTCTCTTACGGCTATTGATTGAGTCCATGCGACTTGAATAGTACTTCTCGTCTATGTTCTCTAATGTGCCTGTTGAATTAGCAAATATACTAATCCCTAACGGACTTCTTACATCGTAATTGTTGCTAATAGCCAACTTGAACACTTGAAAATGCGGTGTATCTGTGTCGTATTCGGTATAGTACTCTACTATTTGCGTGTTATCTTCTAGTCTTGTATGTCGCATTGCATTAAGTTCTTTATCTGTAAACAGTACATCTAAGCTATCCGCTCTACCTAACCCGCTACCACTTTTAATCGAGTACATTTCATGTTGTATTCTATACTTGTCATCTGCAAATGTATGATACATAACATGATGATAAGTCTTTTTATCTTTTTTGAACTGTTGTATTACCGCTACTGCTGTTGGTGTAGTGTTATCATAATCGATGATTATTACTCTATCACCATGCAAGAAGTTTACTTTCGTCTTGTTGTTTGAACGATACTCGACCGTTAAGCCAGTACCATACACACAAGTTAATTCAATGAAGTTAACCATCTCATCGTGATAATTGTTATCTAGTAGCACCGTATCCAACACACCTTGTGCCTTGTCATCGCCACTTACAACTAACTGTACCTTTTCATTAAAGAGTAAACTGGTTACATCCTCGCTGACTTTCTTAGCCATTTGTAATGTAGGTTTATGTATGGCGATCATTATGCCTTCTAAACTCCGTTTTTGTATCTCATGGAATCCGTCTACATTTCCTCTATACCAAGACAACCATATTTCTTGTTGTTGATATATAGTTCCTATTACCGGATTGAATCCTCTACCTATAAATAACTTCTGTAAGTCCTTAGCCATTATGTCATTCATTATCTCACCTCATTATCATTCATTATCATTCTATTATATTACTTGTGTCGATAGGCTTTTGCGTGCATGGTCTAGTTATTATAATATCGTAGATAATATCCATTTCCATTATCCAAGCATATTCTAAACTATCTAGGCTATCTATATTAGTCGTGTTATCATCTTGCCTAACACCGTTCTTATATTGTGCTTCTTGTAAAGCTGCTACTAACTCTACACATTTGTCATCTGTATTATCTATTATAAGATAGTTAGCTGCGAACATTAATTCCGTTACATCTATTCTCTCTTGTATAGCTGATTTCTTCTTGTTAGTTTGTTTTCTTTTCTTTGTCTTGTTTAAGTAACCCATAACTACGAACCTATACTCCTCAGTCATTGTCATGTCTTTTAACAACATACCTAGCGTTGTATTGTTTGCAGTATCTAAGAATAACGTAATAGGTTGTTCATACTCCATATATATCTCAACGCAGAACTCCATTATGTCCTTAGCATACTCATTGATATTCTTAATTCCTACACTAACCCCGTTCTTATGATAGTAGGTATCTATTACCTCTATACCATTAAAGTTAGGCTTAATACCTATTGCTGTCGCCACAGTAGCATCGTTACCACCATAGTCAACACCTACTGTTATTTCTACATAATCATGCGTTGCCGATTTAAGATGCTTAGTAGGATCAAATGACTTATAACACCCACCACCTAAGTTAGCAGGAAAGCCTAAAAATATAGATTTATATTGTTCAGGTTGTAATTCCTTTAATCTATTTATTTCATTCAATAATTTACCTAAGAATTTCTTTTGTTGCCATAAAGGTGCATCATTATAATTTATTTTTTGTATTAACACATCATCTCTTTTTTCCATCTCTTTAAGAAACTTATAAGTCCAATGTGTAGTTGTTGGTGCGTCATTCCATTCATATAACGACCAATAATAATCACCTGTCATAAAGGTTGCGTTAGCTTCCTGTATATGTCGTTGGTTCTTATACTCTGTTATCTCGAAATACCAAGCTATCTTGATTTGATTGTTTTCACCTATCGGTTCAGTACCTTTTAGCTTATCTATATCTTTCATATGTCTAAAATGCACATATCCACCACTAGGTGGCTGAATCCATAACGTGCTACCTCTATCACTTGAACAAGTTATATTAGGTAACAGCTTAACCCCAAGTCTACTAAACGCCCTCTTCAAAGCGGGAAACGTGCTAAACCTATGGTCGGTATAATCTTCTCTTATTATGATCGATTCACAATATTTATCTTCTATATGTCTTTTTGCTATCTTAGTAGCGTGCTTAGTTGACTTAAATCCTCTACGACCACCATGTATTAATTGATGTGGCTTCTCGCTATTAAATGTTGATAGATGAGGAACTGCGACTATATCGCTAATCTCTATGGTACGGTTCATCTATGATACGGCTCATCTGTTCCATGTGTTCTGTACCACTCTGCCACTTCGTCTGCGTCGTTGATTACTACTGGTGCTGTTGTCTCTTCAACCTTATACTCATGCTTGTCGGTATAGCCGTAGTTTTTCATAAGGAATATGATACCGCTATGACCTTTTGTAACGCCAAATTCTTCCATATTCATAATAACCCAATCTCTATATTTCTTTATAGTGTTGAAAAACTCATCAGTTTTTGAGTAATTATATATAGTTCCTCTATCCACATTAAGAAAATAAGCAAGACCAGCTATCGTTGGAGGTTTGCTCTCAGTTTTAAGATATTCTTTATAAAGTTGAATCTTTGCTTCAATGTCCTCGACTGACTTAAAAGCTCTCGGACGTCCACCTGCATGGGCCATTGTATCATCCCCTAAGCTGTTTGTTCTTTCGGTATAGCAATAATACCTAAGTTATTCCTTAGATGCTCACCAAGTTTATCTGTTGCTTCTTTGTAAGTTAAGCCCTGAGCATCACATTTATCATAATACATACAACTATAATGCCCCATTTTTCTCAATGCACTATTTATATCTATTGCGAAATCATACGATTCAGTTGGCACTAGCATAGTCAAGTCCCAATCTGCTTGTTGAATACGATCCATAATTGTACTTAATTTCATCCAAACCTCCACGTCATAATATGTCATGTACTCTATCTACTGATATTATACAATAAAAGCGTTATAAAGTATATAGAAAGTAATAATAAACGGCGATGGCGCGATATTATACTAATGGAGGGTTTAGTAGCGGGTTTGCATAGTTTAGGGCATTTTCTATAACTTATATATATTTTATATAAAATTATAGGGTTTTTATAAATAGATAAAACTATGACAGACTATATAGTTTTCATAGTTTTTAGAAACCAAAAGTAGAAAAGCATTTATTCAAAAGGTTTCCAAAACAGCCCTAAACTATGACAGACCATGATTGGGCTAAAAAGGTGTTTGGGAGAAACGGGATGTTTAAGGTGTGTGGTAGTACTGGGTAAAAGGGCTATTAGTAAACGGTGCATAGTTTGATATATACTATTGGGCGCATATAAAAAGAAAAGAAACCCACTATTGATAGGTCTCCTTTATCACTTTCTTATAATCTTCCCATTGTGCCATATCGTATATCACCTCGCATAAGTAGCCTCTTGCCCTGTATAGTTCCTGGAATATTACTTGCTCAGGGCTCTGCTTATTATGTCCTACCTTCAACTCCGCAAATACCACAATGCCCTTCCCTATATATATAGTCAAGTCCGGATGCCCTTTCGGCACCCCTGAATCAGCGTATTGCCCGTTAGGCAAAAGGAGC